GTAACTCAAACAGAGCGAACAATACCATTCGATACTGAGGTATTAGACCCTTCAGGCAATGCATCTAAAGGTACTGATGGTCATATTCGTATTGCTGATGCTGGATACTATGAGGTTTCTTACAGCCTTCCCATTAATGATGATGGAAGCACCCTATCTGATAGGACAAGGGTATTCGCTTTTGCTCAGACTGCGAGCAATGATTCCTTTTCTTCTAACCTTACAACTATCGCACAGTCAAGGTCACAGGTCTACACAAGAGAGGCTTCCGGTGGTTCAGGTCTTTCTGCCTCTTTCATCTATGAACATACTGCTAACAATTACATCAGAATAAGAGTAGATGCACAGAACAATACAAACATCTCAACTGAGGTTAACCAATCACAAATCAGCATCAGGAAGTTATCAACTCCTGCTGATAGGGAGTTTGTCATAAATGCTGCCGAAGCAGACCAATATATTACGTCAACAGCAGCAGCAGGAAATGCAAACGGATTCTTCCCCGGATACGGTGATGGAGAACGAAACACAACTCAGAGTTCTTCAGGTGCTGATATTGGTTTCCCTATACCAAAGGATTGTGAGTTGAAAGAAATATACATGTCCTTTGGAAATGGAGGAAGTGAGACTAACTCATCTAATCAGACTATTACTGTATTCAAGAACAGGGCTGCATCAACTACCACATTCCAATACAATGCAAGTGGAAGCGGGGGTAATCAATTCTCAAGGTCATTCACATCATTCAGTGGAAATGGTACTACATACTCAGCAGGAGATACATTCAACTTGAGAGCAACTGGATTGTCAGGATACACAAACACACAAGTCGGTCCTGTTAGGATTGCAATTGTATTCAGGGAGACATGAGGTGATTAGATGGCAATAGGAGAACATGGAGAAGAGATAACGATTAGTATGGAAGAGGCTATGGCTAAGGTTAGAGCATCTAGGGATTTTATGTTGGTAACATATGTAGACTACTACCAATCAAAACCTATGCTTTGGAATTCCTTGACAGATGAAGAGAAGCAGGAGTTAACTGATTATAGACAGGCATTGCTTGATTGGCCTGATAATATAGCACAGGTATATGGTAATACTCCACCTAACTCATATACTAGATATCAACCATATCAACCTGATTTCTTTCAGAATCACCCAAGAGGTATAATGTTCGTAGACCCACAATCACCACTAGGTCGTACTTTGACTGACAACTGATTTCGCATAACCTTGAAAAATTTGCATAAAAAAAAGACAAAATGGCCGAGGGATTACTCCCCCGACCACAATGCTTTACATTCTCTACAACGCCAAATGTGTAGAGTCTCTTGTGAACCAATGACCTTACCCTTTATTCTTTGAGGGATGGTGTCCTCAAAACAATAAGGGCATTTTTTAGTTAGAGCCAGTTCGACCACGCTCATCGCTAATTAGATTCTCCATATACTCATCTATGCTTTCTTCGGTATACTTTGAGTTACCGAATGCTGCAAAGAACAGTAGAGAAACTAGAATAACGAAGACTATCCAGCCGAACCATTCCCAAGGTGACATTACCAATCTACCTCCAATTCTTTCATTATCTCTTTATCTATGGAAAAGCCCTTCACCATCTTGTTCTCTTTTCCATGAATCCATAAGTCGTATACAAGTTCACAATCCTTCAGGCAGTAGTCTGCAACTTCTGAGAATCTACCATCCTTCCAAACCAAGGGAGCGTCTGCACTATCCATGAGTTTCTCTGCACCTAGAGTGTTCTGAACTAAATTGTTTAGCGAATATCTTTCACCATATGATTTATTCAGTATTCTACTAGTATCTATGTATGCCTTATCATCCAAGTATTTCTTAATGCAGTAGATGTCCATAGCGTTCTTCAGAACTGCCAAATCAAATGAAACTATATTATGTCCCAAGAGAATACCGTTGTTCTGATGATGGTCATCTAAGTCAAACTTCAACTGTGAAAGTGGTTTTACTGAAACATTAGATTTACGAATCGACTTGATTGGCTCATCAATGTATACAGTTCCGTGATTGCCATCCCATGTGCAGACAGTAGATACCTCAAACATATGAGTATTACCCCAACCCCCAATTTCATGAGAGTAGTTTTTCGTTTCTATGTCTAGGGCTAGAACATTCATTCTTTTCCACTATCCCCTGTCCAAAGATTTGCGAGTTTCTTAGCCTGAGCCTCTGCTGGATTTGGTGCTTGGATTAGGTTTGGTTTACACATCCATGCTACTAGGTGTTCTCCACCGCCAACTGTTATCATTGTCGATAGATACCACCCATCCTTCCCATATGTATTTAGGGACTCATTTATCGTTTTTGGGCCATCACTCACGTTAAACACCAAGAATTGATGTTCGTATGTATCTTTTTTACTCATTTTTCTTTTCCTCCTTTATCTTCAAATACGTTCTTACTCCAATTTTCTTGGTATCGAACATACTGGAAATCTTTTTGAAGTTGTTGTAAACCGTAGTTTGCCCCTTCTTCGTGTCCTCCCGAACATGTGATAGTAGAAGAGTTTTGTTCACCCAACCTTCATCACCTTTCTTTCTCAGCCCCTCGTATGCTTCTCGGAACGCATTAATGCCTACTCGCTCATGCAACGCATGTGTTTTCACCTTCAATGCTACGTCTAGCCACGACACAAGCGATTTATAGCATTGTCGAATAAGAGAAGAGGCTTGTCGTGCATGTCTTTCAGTAACAATGTACCTCTTACTTGGGTCTTTGATGTTAGGTGCTTCTGCTATACAACATAGAACAGATAGCCTTGTCATCGTCTGATTTAGCCTCGTTATGAAGTTTCCAGCAATCTCAAACACTTCAGGTCTGCTATTAGCGACATAGTTTCTCATTTTGATTGACTCATTCTTTAATGCATCAGTATAAC